CAGACGGTGCCGGTAGCGTAATATGGGATGACTTGCCAGCCAGTGGCGGATTTTCAAGAACTACTGCCGCAGCCACAACTGGCAGTTTATTAGAGGGCGGTACTGGTCCAATTAACATTACTGGTTTTAAATCTTATTCACTGTTAAAAGTTCAAACAAGTGCTGCTGCATGGGTAAGAATTTACACCAGCGAAGCAGCAAGAATAGCAGATGCTTCTAGAGCAGAAGGGGTCGATCCTAGCCCAGGCGCTGGTGTTATTGCAGAAGTTATTACCACAGGCGCTGAAACTATTTTAATCAGTCCTGCAACACTAGGGTTCAACGACGAAAGCCCAGTAACAACAACTATTCCTGTAAGAGTAACTAATAAAAGTGGCAGTACTACAACTATTACAGTAACACTTACATTATTACAACTAGAAGTATGATATGGCAATTTACAGACATTATGTGGTCACTCTTAAAAATAAAAGTGACCTAGAACAATTCTACCAGGATATGGAAACAGAGGGGCAATTTGAATTTGCTCCTACTAGATCCGTTGAATGTGTTCACCGAAGAGGTATAAGTCGTAATACACATTATCGTTTAACCAATGCTGAAGCAGAAAAATTAAAACAAGATCCCCGTGTACAACATGTTGAATTAGATTTACAAGAAACAAATCTAGTCAACGAACTTCATGCTGTACAGTCGGGTACATTCAGCAGAGCAGATCTTCCAGCCATTGGGCAAAGAAACTGGGGTCTATACAGATCTGTTTTAAGAACTAATCCAGAAAACTGGGGTTCAGAAACTGCGCTTACAGAAAAAACAGCCAGTGTTAACTTTACTGAAACTGGTCTCGATGTTGACGTTGTTGTACTAGATGACATTGCGTATCCAACACATTTTGAAATTACTGGAAAAATTACACAGTACGATTGGTATGCCAATCACGATGCTGCGGTTCGCGGGACAGCAGTTAACATTACTAATGTTGAAAGAGACAGTAGTAATAGAGCAACAGTGACCACTAACGGAGCACACAGCCTTGCTGTTGGTATGATTGTCAGCGTTACCTGTACCAGCGATTCAAGTTACAATGCTACAGATGTTGCAATAACTGCTGTATCAGCTAGTATCAATGGCGGAGTCACTGATAAGTTTAGATACACTAATACTGGAGCACAGGAAAATACCAAATCAGCTACAGGCACCTGGGTTGGCAAATACAAATATTATACAACCACGCCAGGTGATAGTTACACGGGTGGTAACAATCACGCTACTCACGTAGCTGGCATCATAGCAGGTGAAAATCAAGGCTGGGCCAAAGATGCCAATTTATTTAATTTAAGACACGATACTACAAACTATGATTTAAATCCTGGATCAGCTAATCAATATACTCCGTTAGGATATGTTATTGACTACCTTCGTGCATGGCACAACAACAAAGGGACTAGTAATCCCACAATAGTAAATTGTAGCTGGGGTCTAGGTACTAGAATTATTGGAAAAAATAATCCTTATACAGGTAATTTAAAATCTAGATTTAGCAGCATAAGATATCAAGGACAGACAATAACACCAGAGAGTCTTGGTAATCCGCAGATTGACACTGGTTATTCTGGAGTGTGTAGTGCCACTGTAAGATTAGCTACTTTGCAATCCGTAGTCAACGGTGGCAATAGAATTACTACCGCTTCTGGAAGTGCCACAACAAACACATTGTCAAAGAATATGTTAGGTAGAACAGGTATGACCTTGGTAGGTGCTCCCACTGGTTCAAGCCCTACTGGCGTAGACGAGTATGATGATGCTGCTTGGCAACTTTCTTTGCCGTTTGACATTTCCTATCTAGGAACAACTTATGGTCCATCACAGATTGGTGCGGATCCTAACCTAGGTACTATATGGATCAGTTCAAACAGTTTTGTATTATTTGGGGGTAGTGCTGCTGGATGTTACACAGTGGCTGTTGGTGCAGAAGGACCGCAGACTAGAAAAATACATATTTCAGCTGGAGACAGAAGTTGCCAAAGAATATATACACAAACTAGCGGCGTTACTCCAAATAGAACATTTAGAGTACGTTGGGAAGGGCACGATGCTGCTAACGGTGGTATTGATGGTTCTCCTACAGTACTTTGGGAAATGACATTTTATGAATCTTCAGGTAGCGGTAGTGGAGTAGACAATACTACTATTGATCTTCACGTAGATCAAAACTCAAACTACAGAGGTGAATTTACCAACGAACAATTATTGTCGTATGGTATTAACATTAACTACAATAATGCGCCGCAACGCGATGCTTCTTTTGAAGCAGACATGGATGACGCAATAAATGACGGTATTATATTTGTCTGTTCAGCAGGCAATGATTCTCATAAAATAGATGTTCCAGGTGGCATTGATTATGACAATTATTTTCTAGACAACGGAATACCTTACTATTATCATAGAGGACCAACCCCAGGCGCACACCCAGGGGTAATTTGTGTGGGCGCCCTGTCAAGCTCTAGCTCAGAATACAAAATGCAGGCCTCTAGTACTGGACCAAGGGTAGATATATATGCACCGGGAATGAATATTATTTCTGGGGTATATGACAATACTGGTGATTCTGGACCTACAAGTTCGTCAGATACTATTACTGAAAACGGTTCTACCTATCAAAAATACAACGGTACAAGTATGGCCACTGCACAGGTAACTGGTTATCTTGCGCTGGTGTTAGAAAAATATCCTGCATTTACTCAAAGTCAAATTAAAACATATTTGCTGTCACATGCAACTTTTGGAAAGATGTTTGAATCATTCGACGGTTATACCGATGTAACATCACTGCAAGACGGTAATAATCTTATACTCTACTATTATAAAGATCGAGCAGAACAGGGAACAGTATTTCCTTCCTACGCATTAGGAGTAAGACCAACTGATGGAATAACTTATCCAAGAGTTAAAATAAGAAGAACATAAGGATTTAGCAGTATGACAATGAAAGATTATGCGGCTAAAAAAGAATATATTGTAACTCTTTTTAAGCATGAAGATTTAGAACAATTCTATAGCGATATGGAAAATTTGGGAGGTAATGGATATGTCCCAGAAAGATCAGTAGAAGTTAAAGAAAAAAGAGACACTAGTAGAAATACGCATTATTGGCTTACCGAGTGGGAATCATTAGAATTAAGAAAAGATTCCCGAGTAAGAAATGTTGTCCTTCATCCAAGATATTTAGGTATTAGTGCAGGATTAACTGTATTGCGGGAACAAACATCCAGTAATTGGAATAAGAGTTCCAGCACTGGCAACACCATGCTTAACTGGGGGCTCCTTCGTTGCTATGAAGGAGAAAATAGATCTGGATGGGGTAGCAATGGCACTAACAATCAAACAGGAACAATTAAATTACCTGCAACTGGAAAAAATGTTGATGTGATAGCCATTGACGGTGACGGTATTGTTTTTGATCATCCTGAGTATACAGTAAATGCAGATGGCACTGGCGGAACCAGAACAGTTTCTTATAATTGGTTGCAACACGATCCCGCAGTAAAAGGTACATCAGCAGGAAATTACATATACAGCATTTCTGATCATGCTACTCATGTCTGCGGAACAATTGCTGGAAATACACAAGGCTGGGCGAGAGAAGCAAACATTTATAACATTTATTATTTTGCAGGTGCAAATGGTGATCTTAACTTTCCCTATGTAATGGATTATGTAAGAGAATTTCACAAAAACAAATCTATTAATCCTTCTACTAGAAGAAAAAATCCTACTATCACAAATAACAGTTGGGGCATGAGCATATTTCCTAGTGAATGGTCTTTTGGTGATATCACTGCTGTTACTTACAGAGGAACTCGTTATACGCCAAGTGGTGCTGTAACCTTTTTAGGTACTAGCGGAGTTTGTACGTCCGGTGAAAGATTAGCGCAACTTAACGGATTTGAAAACCACGGAAATAGAATTACCACAACTGGGCCTTACGTGCCGCCGGCAGGCGATATTCTTACAATCCCCGAAACTTGGTTACAACAAGGACAACAGGCATATATTACGCTGCTTGGAGCAACTGGGCCAGATGCGCTATACGAAGTAACTATTCAGGGACCTGGAGATATAAACTTTAACAGTAATGTTGCTATAGATGCAGTATCAGGATCAATGAGTGTAGCTGTTGCAGTTGAAATTTACGAAGGCACTAATCCTGTTCCTATAGATACATTTAGTGCAGGCCCTGATAGTACCACTAACGGCGGAACTATTGAAGTTGTTGTAGGAGAACCTACTTATAACTTACCAAACAACGAAATTTATACATTAAAATTTATATCAACAATTGATGTATCACTTGCTCCTAGTCCAACATTTGCTGCGGCTATGAGTGTGACTGTTATCACAACTGAGTCAACCCCTGCTACTGCTAGTATATCAACTATCACTAATTCGTTGTTAGGAGCAGGTGCTCTTACGGCAGCTATAACTCCTAGTTTTGGAGATAATGACGACGGTTATTGGACTCTTACATTACCATTTAGCATCGAATACCTTGGAGTAAGTTATACTACCATCTACGTAGGAACAAATTTTTATATTACATTCGGCGAAGGGTCAACTATATTTTCCGGAATAAGTGTATCTTCGCCCAATCTACCAAAAATAATGTTATGCTCTGGGGATAGATCTGTTCAAAGAATTTACTACGGTGTTGAAGGATCTGCTCCAAATAGGACGTACAGAGTAAGAATAGAAGGATCAACTGGTACAAGCGGGACATTAGGTAGTCCAACTATGGTCTGCGAGTATGTCTTTTACGAAGACAATCCAACTCAGATTGATCTACAAATTGGCAGTAATGCAGCCAAGAGCTCAGGTACAGGATTTACAACACAAGAATTAAATAACTGGGGATTTATTAGTGGTCAACGAATTCCTAAACGTGTTGCCGCGCTAGACAGTGACATTGAAGATGCTATACAAGAAGGAATTATGTTTGTAGGGGCGGCTGGTAACGGTCGTTGGAAACATTGTTTGCCAGGTGATATTGATTGGGACAATACTTTTGAAATGGCTACTAGATATCCGGGTAGTGTAACAAACCCTTACCACTATATGCGAGGTACTAGTCCTACTGCCAATGATGTATTTGACCCTAATCGACCAGTTGGTGACCAAGGTTATAATATACCAAACATCTGTGTTGGCTCTATAGATGTAACTACTGGTGATTACAAAGCATCATACAGTGATTGTGGTACTGGCGTTGATATATTTGCACCAGGTACAAATATCATTAGCTCACTTACCAGCGGAACAAGCGATTCTAGAAGCACAGGTACAACTTATTTCCTTGGGAAACTCAGTGGAACAAGTATGGCTAGTCCGCAGGTCTGCGGAGTTATTGCCTGCGCTTTAGAAAACAATCCTTACTGGAATCAAACACAGGCTAAAGAATACATTTTAAGTGTAGCTAAAACTGGGCAGATTACAGCAACTAGTGGTGGTCCGGCAGATACTACAGACTTACAAGGCGCCCCTAACAAGTATCTGTATTACAAAAGGGAACGTTTAGACACAGGAACAATGGTGCCTAAACAGGCTATTGGTGCTAGACCCTCTACAGGAATTGCTTGGCCGAGGAGTCGAATACGTAGATTCTGATAATTATAGTTCCATTTTTGGGTAAATATATAAAACGGAGCTATAATGGCATTATCTATTTGGATTCAGGATTCTGGATACAGTTTTGGTGTTCGTCAAGAGCGCGAAACAGTAGACATAAATTTACCCACTAACAACACGCCCAGCGTTACATTTTCTGTAATTGCTGGGAAACTTCCACCTGGGTTAAGAATCTCCGGCTACAAAATAGTAGGTACACCTTACGAAGTTCCACGTACTACAGAATTTAAATTTGTTATAAGAGCTACATCTTCGGCTGGAATAAGCGATAGAACTTTTTACATGACTGTTGCAGGAGCCGATGAACCTCAATGGTTAACTCCTCCAGGGCCGTTGCCTGTTGGTTCAAATAACGCATATTTTATTTTAGAAACAAGTTATATTGATTTTCAGTTAGGTGCATCAGACACTGACACCGCAGCCGGCCAACAATTAAGTTATTTTATAGCCAGCGGAGAAGGTGAGCTACCTCCAGGTTTACTAATGACTACCGGCGGCAGAATAACAGGTTTTATACAGCCGTTATTACAAATTCCTGCAAATTCAGGTAACGGTCCTTTTGATACAGACTTATACGATAGTGTAGCATACGATTTTGGATTTAGACCGTCAAACGGTTACGACTCGTTTGTCTACGATTCAACCGTTTTTGATTTCTTCGTTCCTACAACTAAACCTAGAAAGCTAAACAGAAACTACGAATTTATTGCTACTATTACTGACGGAGATACCGTTACTAAACGTAAGTACAGAATATTTGTAGTTGGTGATGACTTCTTTAGAAGTGATAATACTATTACAAGTTCAGGTAGCGGAACTTTTACCGCAGATGCTACTTACGTAAGAACACCTATCTTTACAACACCTGCTAATCTTGGTACTAGAAGAGCCAACAACTATCAAACTTTTAAAATAGACATATTTGAAGGGTTTACAGAGTTAGGCCCAATTAACTTTAATTACTGTGACGTTAATGCGAGATTAAGCGGCATTGTAAGAAAAGAATCTGCATCAGATAACAGACAAGGTTTAAATTTTATAAGATTTGAAAGAGCATCCGATGTTCCAAAAATAGGACAATTTTTAAACTTTTCTGGCGATTTTGTTGGGGCAACTGGAACTACCTATGAGATCATAGGCGTAGATACAGTTGGGGGCGATACTTATAGAGTTACAGTTGCTCCTGGTCTTGCTGTGACTATTCCAGACAGTACAGCAATTTATATTGGAGATAAAAGCAAATTGCCTCCAGGCATGAGCTTTGACGGTAATACTGGAGAAGTATTTGGAGTTGTACCTTATCAGTCAGCTGTGACTAGAGAATTTAATTTTACTATTAAAGCGACTAGATTTGGACAAAGTAGCGAAACTGCATCTAGTCGAAGATTGTTTACTGTTAAAATATTAGGCGAAGTTGAAAGTGTAATGTCATGGATTAGTCCAGGCAGTCTTGGAAGTATCAATGCCGGATATGTCAGTGATCTATTTGTTCAAGCAACCAGTACATTTAGTCCGCAGATTTTATATCGAATAACCAGCGGTAAACTTCCAGCAGGTTTAAGTTTAAACTTCGATGGTGAAATAGTTGGCAAAGTAAACGAAATTAACGACCAAGTGGTATATAAAAGCTACTGGAAACCTAGCAAAAATTACGCCGTTGGGGATGTGGTAAAACAAGATAATGCAACCGAAATTAAATCTATAGTGAGAAGAAAAAATATAGCTTCTGTTGTAACTACTACAGATCACAATTTTAAAAACGGAGCATTGACTAAAGTTATAACTGATAACGAAAGTTTTAATTTCTACGATTCAGTAAAAATAAATTTAGATCCAATCAAAGTTTTAAGTGTAATAGATAAAGAACAAACTGGTTCAATTTATAGAGTAAAGTTTGACATTGTTGATCAAAATTTAACTCCCTTGGCTCCAGTGTTTACTCTAGCAGATGGAAATTCTATATCAACTGCCAGCTTTGTTTGGCCTGTTGTTTTTGCATCATCATCTTCTGGATCTGGAACAGGTGCGGTATTTAGAGTTGAAAAAGGTTTTAATTTAATAAATCCTACATACAAGGGTGTTACCACAATCAAATTAATTGATCCAGGAACAGGTTACATGCCAGGAGATTCAATTAGAATCAGTGGAGATCAACTTGGCGGAGTTGCTGGTATTCACGATTTAAATTTTGTAACTTCGTCTGGTTTAGAATATTATTATGAATTAAGAGGTCAAAGCACCAGTTCCTATAACGGAAGATGGTTAGCGTTATCAAGTACTGCTACTACTCTTACACTAGGATACGACAGTGATCCAGGATTCTTTGGTTCAGGTATTATCGGAGTCAGTGTTGGTATTGCATCATTTGAAGGACAAACACAGGTTCTTCCGTTGAATTATTTTAATTATGAAAACAAAGGACGAACTACTACGATGGCAGAAGCCATTGGATCTGCAACTGCTAGTCCTAGTTACTACAAAGCTAATCAAGCTCATAACAGTGGACTATCCTTTGACCCAATTAAGTGGAACCTTTATGAATTTCCAGCAACTGATTTAAGTCTCACTGCCATTGACGGGAATACTTTTATTTTAGATGGTGCAAAAAATACTACCACATTTGACAGAGAATATACATTTACTGTTGAGGCAGCAGATCCGTTAAGATTTAGCGCAGTAGAAAAAACATTTACACTAACAGTAGAAACGCCTAACGATGTAAACTACAGTAATGTTACAGTTAAACCTTTCTTAAAACCAAATCAGAGAGAACTGTTTAAATCGTTTGTCAATAACGTTGATATATTTGATCAAAAATACATTTATAGACCGTACGATAAAAATTACGGAATACAAAAAGAGCTGCGAATGCTAGTCTATGCAGGAATAGAAACAAGATTAGCCGCAGAATATATCAGTGCAATGGGTAAAAACCATAAAGCAAAAAGATTTAGATTTGGCGAAATTAAATCGGCTGTGGCTAAAACACCAGGTACGAACGATGTTGTCTATGAAGTAGTTTATATAGAAATGATAGACACATTAGAAAAAGACGGTAAAACATTACCATTGTTATTAAAACTGCAAAACAATAATAGATTAGTAACAGTTGATCAAAACAATCAGTTTTACAACGGGCCGCAAGATTTAGATACACAATTTTGGAATAGACCAATACCATTTAATTCTACCATTGATAGAACCGATGTATACGTCGGCGACCCTGAAACATCATTTAGGTTTCCAAGTAGTATAAGCTTATGGCGTTATAGAATACGCAATATGCCGAATACTAAATCTGAAAGAAATTACTTGCCACTTTGGATGCGTAGTATTCAAGCCGGATCAGCAACAGAACTAAATTATACTGCCGCTGTACCGTTGTGTTATTGCTTGCCAGGTAAGTCTTCTGAAATACTGTTAGCCATTAAAAACAGTAATTTTGACCCAAAGATACTAGATTATACCGTAGATCGCTACATAATTGATTCTGTAGACGGTGCCTACGACACAGATAAATATCTTGTATTTAGAAACGATAGGACCACATTAACATGACCAGTGCAATAGTAGCAAACACTATAGATGCTAATTTTCCCGTAGCAGGAGTCGATAACGACAGTCAAGGTTTTAGAGATAACTTTAATGTTATTAAAACTGGGCTGACCACTGCTGGCAACGAAATTACAGCATTACAGAACAACACAGCCAAATTAAACGATACTAACAACTTTAACGGAAATATACTAGACAATCTAGTGTTAAGTCGTGCATGGGGTAGTGCGTATCAAACTACTGCTACTTCAAATCTAGCAGTAAGTCTTACCAACGGTGAATATCAAATGATTGAAATAGCCGGTGCAGACAGACTCGTTACCTTTGAGGGATGGCCCGGAAATGACAAATACGGACGTATCCGTTTAGAATTAAGAAGTGACGGTACACAAAGAACTATTACTTTTGCTACCACTGGCGGTGGAACAGTCAAATATGAAATTGGTCAAAACCTAGCTATTGCCACTGGAGCAGTAAGAGAACTAAAATCAGTGCTATCTAATACAACTAGATTCACTTATATCAATTCTAATCTTACATCAGGAATATTTGAAATTGGCAATACTGTTTACGGAACTGGTATTACTGGAACTGTAACAGTATCAAATATAACACCTATGACAGGAAATGCAACAGGTACAACAGCTACACTAGCCATTGGATACTCTGCTATTGTAGTTGGTGCTGACACTTTTGTAACTATGAGTAGCAGCATTGCATCAATCACTGACGGTGATCCTGTTAGCCTAGCTAATGTTACTGGAGTTCCAGAATTAAGTACTACGCAAACTTACTATGCTTACAAGGTAGGGGGTGATATTAAATTATCAAGCAGTCCAGCAAGTTACATTGCGGTAGCAACTACAGGCGCATACACAGGCGGAGCACAGAATGCATCTTTCCCACTGTCAGGTGACGGAAATACTGTAACCATTGATTCAACAAACATGTACGTTGGTATGCCAATAAGTTTTACTGGCACAGGGTTTGGTGGGTTATTGCCGTTAACTGATTATTTTGTATCAGCAATTGTCAGTAGTACAAAGATTAGAGTAGCTACAACGCATGGCGGTACTGCTATTCAAACTTTCTCAACAGCATCTGGCACACTTGCTCAAGTTCCAAGAACAATTCTAACAGTCACTTGGGATTCTGCACAGGCTGTGGCATTTGGATCTAACCTTACTGTTACTAGAAACGCACAGTCTATAGTATCTCCATTTACAGTGAGTGCAGATACTTCAAGAAGAAAAGTAATTGAAGCTTGGAAAGATCCATACAATAATGTTGTTTATATTAAATTCATTGGCGAGTTCGCATGATACATCCATTGTCTGAAGATTTTAGTCAACTTAAAGAAACAGAAATTGAAAGTAGGTTACAGGACCTAACCAAAAAATATTGGATGGTCCAAAATCCTGCTGTCAAACAACAAATTTCTACTTTTATAGGTCTGTACAGAGAAGAGCTGTCAGTGAGAAGATCGAAACTTCTTGAGCAACAATACCAAAGTAGAGACAAAGGACTTGACAAATTAATCAATGTAAGTTAAACTTACGCAATGAAGTTTGACAAATACAAAAATCCAATCTTTGAAGAAAGAGACCTTATTAATCTGATTTATCAAAATCAGTGTGACAAACTACAAGGTCTCGTCTGCGACAGTACTAGCGATATTAAAAAGCTTTCTCAACTCGAAGAAATTCTTTTAAACGACAATATTAATAGAGATTATTCTGTTGAAGACTTTGATCAAGCACTACAACAAAATTGGCTTATGCCGGACGAATATCAAACTATGGACATCGAAGGATTCCTAGTTAATGAATGTCCTAAAGAACACTACCAACGACTAATAGAAGAATTACAGGAATTTCGAGCAAGAAATATGATAAATCTTTTGCGATGGTTAAAATATTTGGTAGACACTTGCAGAGCTAACAATATTGTTTGGGGTGTAGGACGTGGATCTAGTGTATCAAGTTATGTACTATATATTCTAGGAGTTCACAGAATCGACCCTATTAAATATAATTTAAACTGGCGTGAATTTTTAAGATAAGTACATATATTACAAGGAGACCTATCATGGCACAGAAAGAAGCACCAAAACAAGTTTATCGCACTATGCAGGGCAAAGAAGTTGATTTAGACAAACTTCGTAGCCGCAATGAGTCTACCCTAGCAGTTGGTAATGCTAGAGTAAACGCTAGAGGTGATGAAATCGGACCGGGTGGCAAAATTATTCGCAAGCGCGAAGAAATTGTCAACGATTATTATGTAGGAAAATCAACTGGAAATTGAGGTAACTATGAACGTAGTTAAAGGCACAATTAAGCCAATACGAAAAAATGTGTTAGTCGTCGATATGGATTTTGAAGAACGTAAAACCGCTTCTGGAATTATTATTCAAAGTGACGACGGTAAGGCTCACGGAGTACGACCACGTTGGGCAAAAGTTTGGGCAGTTGGTCCAGAACAAGACGACGTAAAAGTTGGCGAGTGGATTTATGTAGAACATGGTCGTTGGACTAGAGGTGTAAAAATTGAATCTGAAGGTAAGGAACTTACACTCAGAATGGTTGAACCAGAATCAATACTTTTACAGACAAGTGAAAAACCAGAAGACGAATATATTCCATTATGACAAATCCGTTTAGAGATCAAGAAAAGTTTATGCGAGCCTGTGATCAAACAGTTGATGGGCCAGCCGGTTCTCAGTTTGATATGTACTGTGCATTGATTGAAGAAGAACACAAAGAATTGCAAGCCGCTCTGGCTGCTAATGATGACGTAGAAGTGCTCGATGCACTAATTGATATCTTGGTTGTGACTATCGGTGCTATTCATTCAGCAGGGTTTGATGCAGAAGGCGCATGGAAAGAAGTCATGAAAACTAACTTTGCCAAGATTGACAAAGATACTGGCAAGGTGCGTAAGCGTGAGGACGGTAAGGTATTGAAACCCGTAGGGTGGGTGCCCCCGGAGTTGGCTCCGTTTGTGAGCAGATAACTCAAAGGGTCTTGACAGACCCTTTCTTTTTCTCTATAATGTAAGTATGGGATTCAAAAAAAACTGGGATGTCGCTGACATTGCCTCTCAAATAAACACTCTTGCTCTTGAAATTAATTCAAGTTATAACGACGGGTTTACTTCTTGGCATTGCAAACAGGATCTATGGCGAATTAAATGGTTAGTAGACGATGCACTTTCTAGAGCTCCGAATTTTGGCGATGATGAAACAGAATGGCTAAAAATTCAAGATCAGAAAAAAATGTGGCAAACTTTAAAAGATAATACATAATATGAAAAATTTTCGTACGTGGTTACAAGAAATGTGGTTTGAACATCAATCTGAATTAGAAGGTTACGGTCAGACTCTGTCCTACGACCTTAAAGAATATTTTAACAAATACAAATACTGGCTTAAACGAGAATATAAGCATCAAAGAAGTATAGAAGAGAACACAAGGAGTGATTATGAAAGAGGAACTAATTGGGAAAGCGGGGTTTAGCAGTACGTACGAGCGAGATCGTTTAAACAAACTAATTGATTTGGTCATAGAAGAATGTTTAAATGCTGTAGACCAAACTCCCATACATTGTGCGTATACTACTCACGATCTAGGTGTAGTAGAGTGTACAATACAAAAAAGTTTAGATACAATAACTGAAAAATTTAATTTAAGGCAAAGGATTTCAAATGAAAGAATTGTGGGTAGAGAAATATCGACCAAAGACCGTTGATGGTTATGTATGGCGTGACGAATTTCAAAAGAAGACAGTACTATCTTGGATCAAAGATAAAAGCATACCGCATCTGCTGTTAAGTGGTAGTCCAGGCATTGGTAAAACTACCATGGCTAAAATGATCCTTCACGAAATGGAAATTCCAGAATACGATATTCTAGAAATTAACGCCAGTCGAGAAAGAGGCATTGGTGAGGTAAGACATAGAATCACTAGCTTTATCCAGATGATGCCGTTTGGTCCATTTAAAGTAGTGCTGTTAGATGAGGCAGATGAGCTTACTCTAGATGCACAAGCGGCCATGCGTGGAGTTATGGAAGAGTATGCTAGCACTAGTAGATTCATTCTTACTTGTAATCATCCTAACAAAATTATTCCTGCTCTACATAGTAGATGTCAACAGTTTCACTTTGAAAAAATTGACGCTACTGAATTTACAGCTCGGGTAGCCACTATCCTAGTAGAAGAAGGCACAGAGTTTGATTTAGATACACTAGATACATTTGTCAAAGTAACTTATCCAGATTTGCGTAAATGCATCAACCTTGTACAACAAAATACCAATGAAGGTAAACTTATACGACCCAATACTAATGATATCGGCACATTGGACTATCGTATCGAAATGGTTGAACTGTTTAAGCAAGGTAAAATAAACGAAGCTAGAAAACTGTTGTGCGGCAAAGCAAGGCCAGAAGAAATGGACGATATCTATCGCTGGATGTACGACAATATTGATTTGTTTGGAAAAGATGAGCAGGCACAAGACTCTGCTGTGCTAATCATCAAACAAGGACTAGTTGATCATACACTGGTTATCGATCCAGAAATTAATCTGGCTGCTACTCTTATTAGACTTGCGAGATTATAATTATGACTCATTTAGTAACTGAAAATTGTATTAAATGCAAACACACTGATTGCGTTGAAGTATGCCCTGTTGACTGTTTTAAAGAAGGTCCAAACTTTCTTGTTATTGATCCAGACGAGTGTATTGATTGCGGTGTTTGTATTCCAGAATGTCCTATCGATGCCATAGTTCAGGATAACGATGTCAATGTTGATGTCGTATTTTGGACTGAACTTAACACAAGATTAAGCAAGCAATGGCCTACTATAACTAAAAAGAAAGCGGCATTACCTGATCACGAAGAATGGAAAGACAAGCCTAATAAAATTAATCTTCTAGAAGAATGAAACAAAAGTATATAGATTTATATATGGACTGGGCAGAACGTGCTGCCCAGCTCAGTCATGCTGTTAGATTAAATGTTGGGGCTGTGATTGTCAAAGACGATACTGTTATCAGCTATGGCTACAACGGTATGCCTGCTGGTTGGGATAACACCTGTGAAGATAAAGTTTGGGACAAGGGTGCAGGTGGTTGGCTGAGTCCTGAAGAAATTGAAGCGCAGTATCCCTACGAAGGATGGCACGAAGAGGCAGGTCGCAATGTACGTTACGGCCTAAAAACTAAACCAGAGGTACTACATGCTGAGTCAAATGCTATTGCGAAATTGGCGAAATCTAGTAACAGTGGCTTGGATGCTGATTTATTTGTTACTCACAGTCCTTGTTTGGATTGTGCAAAACTAATATACCAAAGTGGTATTCGTCGTGTTTTCTATAATGAAAACTATAGAGACGATGCGGGAGTCCGATTCCTTGAAAAATCAGGAATAGAAGTTACACAAACACAAAAGGGCGCATAAAGCGCCCTTTTTTTTGACTTACTCGTCGCCGTAAATCTTTAAGACTTCGGCAACTGCTTGGTGTCGTTCAATGTCTTTATGGTCGAATCTAGCAACATCAATATGTTGATATCTTCTGTCCTCTACTCTACCAATAAAGTCAATCAAACCATTATCTTTTAATCTATCTGCTTGTGCTAAATCTCCTGTAACAACCATTTTGGAATTTTCACCTAAACGAGTTAATAACATTTTCATTTGATTCTGCGTGGCATTTTGCATTTCATCTGCTATGACATAAGCATTTTTAAATGTTCTGCCTCGCATATAAGCAAGTGGGCTAATCTCTATTGTACCTTCGTACAACATACTCTCAATATCTTTCTGTTGATAATATTCTCCTAATACATCAAAGATAGGTCTTGTCCATGGTGCCATCTTTTCATTAAGCGTACCTGGTAAGAATCCTAGGTCTTCATCTACGGAAACGGCGGGTCTAGTCACAATGATTTTATCAATTATGCCCTCTTGGAGTAACTTAATACCGTGCATAACAGCCATGATTGTTTTACCTGTACCAGCAGGGCCGATAGCAAACACGATGCTTTTCTTGTCATCCTGTAGCTTTTGTAGGTAAGTTTCTTGGTTTTTATTGCGAGGCAGTAGTGTTACTTTATGCTTCTTTTGAGGTGCATACGTTTGAAAGTCAATCACGTTGACATTGGAAGTAAAACGTTTTTTTACGCGGTTTTTACTCATTAAGTTCTCCCACTTTTTTAAAAGTTAAAAGCAGGACTTGTAGCGACCGCCCAGTAACTACAGAGGTCCTACATTTTTATTTAACAAATAAATCCAAAAATAATATGATAAGATATACTTTCCCAGCAGCTAAATAAGTGTAGCATTTTCTAGGACGCAAAATGAGAGATATTTTAGATGTTATTAAAAATGTAGAATCTATCTACAGCGCCAACTCTAGTTTGAGCACACTTAAAGACTTTGAGCGTGTGCTTGACGAAATGGATATGTACGTATATAAAAATTGGCAGGACGGTGAACTTGCAGAAGGTCCTTTAGTTGAACGTCACTGGATCAAGGCTAGCTTTATGTGGCCTATGGAAAAAATGCCAGATCCTATGGCTGCTAAACGTCTGTTAGATTACGGATGTAAAGTACGTTACGAGCGCACACACCTTTTAGAACCACGAGAAGTAAAAACACACGACGATCTACGCCCAGGTACTCAAAAGGGTAAATTAGATCGTAATCCTGTATGGGTAGTAGAAATTACTATGCCACGTAAACTTGTTTCAGATATCTTCGAAGGATATATGACAAAGATGAGAGAAAGCATCGGTATCGGCAGCACTGAAGGAAAACAAGCTGCACCAGCTGAGACGGCAGATGAAATGACTGCACAAGCTGGAACAGGTGCTCCTGCTGGCGCCGCTGCTCCTATGGCAGGTGCTATGCCAATGGCACCAGGAGCTTAATATGAGTTTAAAAGAAAACGATTTACACGATCTTATTGAACATATATTTGAAGTTGATAGTTATGCTTCAAAAATGGGCAATGACAAAGACATTGTAGTTTTAAGTTTTACCGTAGAAGATAAAGAACCAGCAGAAGATCTTGTAAATTTTGTTGAGCGTGGATACGACTTTGTGTTAGACGCTGATGCAAGTCCTGGCGAGCTGGATGATGGAAAGTATAAAGTGTTTGTTGAATTAGAAAGAACTAAACGAGTTGCTGAACAAATTCAAGAAATAATGTATGGACTTTCTAACTTAACTGGTAACAAAGATTTTAAATTTAGATATTATAAAAGTTTTAACTCGTTACCGTTAGACAATCTTAATGAAATGATTCCAACTAGTCCAAACGACTACGAGATAAAAATTAAAGAAAATAGTTTAAATAATTTCAGTAACTTTTTTAACAAAAGCTATCTTGAAAGTATAAGTGTAGACAATGACGATCTAGTATTTCAAAAGAAATACGCAGAACCTTTACGTATGAGAATTAAGGGCTTTGGCTCTAGATCCGAAGTGTATGAAAGTCTTCCAGGTAGAATAATGATTGAGAACAAAGACATAGCTGAATCACTTTATCTAACCAAGTACATTGGAAACTATAACATAACTAAAATTAACCAAACATTTGTATTTGAAAATGGAAACTTTGCAGTAGCATTGGAGAAATTATAATGTGGCAAATAACTTGGATGTTAAGTTTTTTACCTGATTGGTTTTGGTCTCTCGTATTAATTGCAGGTGTAATTGGATTGATTGCATCTTGGATTCTTAAAAAGATTCCTTTTATATCAAACAACGCACTTCCAATTAAAGTAATTTCTATTATCTTACTATTAGTAGGTGTATACTTTCAAGGCGTGATTGCCAACGAAGAAAAATGGCAGGCTAGAGTAAGAGAGTTAGAAGAAAAAGTAAGAGTAGCCGAAGACAAATCTAAAGAGACTAATGTAAAAATTGAAGAAAAAATTGTTTATAAAGATCGTATAGTTAAAGAACGTGCTAAAACACAAATAGAATATATTGATCGAATAGTAAAAGGCGATACTGTAGAAATTACCAAGGACATGAGTCAAGCTGAACGCGAAAAATTTGCAGCTAGACAAAAAGAGCTTGAGAATGCTCTTAAAAGTTGCCCTGTTCCTCAAATTATAATTGACGAGCACAACAAGGCAGCAATTAAAGAGTTGAATCAAATTGTAAAGGATAACAAGAAATGAAACATCTTGCAGTAATCTTTGCAATATTTTTAACAGGATGTTCCGTTGTAACTCCTGTTAAAAGAAACTTTCCTGAAGTTCCTAAAAATCTAACGGAACAATGTCAGGAACTACAACAAATAGCCGGTGATAAGGTAGCGATAACCGACCTATTAAAAGTAATAGTTAACAACTATACACTTTATTATCAATGTTCAAATAAAGTAGATGGTTGGAAAGAGTGGTACGACGAGCAGAAAAAACTGTTCGATTCAGTTAAATAACTGTACATTATGACTAGGAGCGATAATGAGTTTTATATTAAGTCAGGAGCAGCTGTCACAGCTTATTCCAGGTAATCCCTACGTAGATCATTGGTACGAAGCATTAGCAATTTGTTTACCAGACTACGACATTAATACCCCACAAAGAGTAGCAGCCTTTGTAGCACAATGCGCTCACGAAAGCGGCGGCTTTAGAATGCTAAAGGAAAATTTAAATTACAAAGCAGCAACTTTGCGTAAAATTTTTCCTAAATATTTCCCAACAGATGCTTTGGCAGCACAATTTGCAGCATTGCCTAACAAGCAAGAAGCTATTGCTAACAGAGTCTACGGCGGACGTATGGGCAACGGTCCAGAAGAAACAGGTGACGGATTCCGTTATTTAGGTCGTGGACTTATTCAATTAACTGGTAAAAATAACTATCAAGCGTTTGCTGACAGTATTGAAACACCAGTTGAAGAAATTCCGGCTTACCTAGCAACATTTGAAGGCGCTGTACAATCAGCTTGCTGGTTCTGGGAAACAAACAAACTTAATCAGTGGGCGGACAGGGGCGACATTCTAACATTGACCAAACGTATCAACGGAGGTACAATTGGTCTAGAAGATCGTATCAAGCACTACGAACACGCATTACATGTTTTAGGAGCACATTAATGAGCGAAGTTAAACCACTGTCACGTTCAGAGCGTGAAGCAAAGATCAAAGATAAAGCAGGATTTGTCATTGTATTTTTAGCTGCTATTTTAGCAATCAGTTCAATGGTTGGAGGACAAAACAGCAGTAAAATTATGAACAACACTATTGCTGCTAATAATCAATGGGCATGGTATCAAGCAAAGAATGTTCGACAAGTTCTTTATGAAACTGCCGCAGTAGAATCAAAGATTCCCGCTAACAAAGAAAAGTTTCTAGCAGAAGCTGCTCGTATGGAAGCAGATAAAAAAGAAATCATGCAAAAGGCCAAAGCATTAGAAACTGAACGCGAGCAAGCTAGACAAAAATCTCCTTGGTTTACCTGGGGTGGTAGCGTACTACAAATTGCTATTGTTCTACTCACTGCTAGTATTCTTGCAGTAAGTATGCCAATGTTTTGGGTTAGTTTAGTTGTAGGGGCAGCTGGTAGTTTGTTTGTAAGTCAAGCACTATGGCTTTGGCTTCCATTTAGTTTATAAGAGGTGAGCGATGAGCGATAAAGAATATGAAAAAATGAGTGCTTCTGAAAAGAAG